GCCGTAGCATTACAAGTATACACCGTTGTATTAGCAGTTGTTGTAGCTTTATAAATTGCGTTTTTATATATATTAGACATTTTTCTTTATACTTTTATAAAATACCAAGCTTGTGCTTCATTAACATCTTGAACGTTCTGTGTATAGTTATTATTTAATTGAAATATCATTTGTTCTAAAGTTTTAATGATCTGGTTTTGTTGTGATGGATCATATTCAGGGGTTGCGTTTGCAAGTCTTGGTTGGTCTAGTTTAGCCATTATCTTAAACCATCTAGTTGACCATCAATACGAAGTGTACCAAATCTCCAATAAGAATTTAGATTTGTGCTTCCTATTTCTATTGCAACTTGTCTTCCTCTAGCTCTCATATCCACTTTAGTTGTATTAGAATTAACAGTTGTATTTGAAGCAAGTGTTGAAGAAGATCCTGGATATTGTTTTACATAAAATTTCATATTAAGATCACCTGTTTGATTTGAAAAGTCAGGTATATATCTTTTTATAAACATAGAATCATTACCATCTACAATGTCTATATCTCCTGACTTAATAAAACAAGTCATAGGTTGACCATTAGCATTTACTCCACTTTCATGGTTATAAAGAGTTGAAATACCATTACTTAATCCATAAATAGTAGGTGTAGCATTAGATGTTGAATTTGCAAAATACTCAGTTGCAATTGGGTAATTTATTATATCTTGAGTATGCCAAGATGTTCTAGGTAAAGTACCAATAGTCCACAAATCTTCTCTATAATTATATGTAACTACTGCATCATTTTGTTGTGAACCTGTTGTTGGATAAAACCAATTTATTTCAGAAAACTCAGCATTGACACCTGCGTATATAATATTTTTTGCATCTAAGTTAATACCATTGAATACATAATTCTGTACACTACAAGGAATTTCTCTAACAACCCCGTCGTATAAAAAGAAAGTATGGTTAGACATCCAATAAATTTTGTTATTAACTTCAACAGCTGCATGAGGCCCAACTATACCGCAATTAGATCCAACATTTTTAATAGAGAATGTATAAGGAGGTCCAACATATTGCATTGCATGCATAGAAGTATTTGTAAAAATTCCAATATCTCCTCTTGTTCTAACGGCTGTTACAATACTATTACCATCTGTTAATCTTTGAAAACCTGCATCGTTTACAGCTGTTGGAATGAAATCAGTAACTGATTCTTGTGCTCCAAACAATACAACCATTGGATCATATGTTGAAGTTGTCCCGGGTGTTGTTTGAGTTCCTAAAAATATTAAATGTCTATCTACTCCGGATACAATCATATAATTAGTTTGTGTTGGAGCATATGTTAATAGAGTTGCTCTTGTTGTATCAGGAGCAGTGATAAAATTAGAAGTATCTAATATATAAGTTTTTCCACCTATTATTGTTGCAATTAAATCTTCACCATAAGCATCTAATGCCCAAATTCTTGCTGTATCTGAAACAACGTTAGCTCCAGAAGGTAAACCCCAACCCTGTCCACCATCCCAAAATCCAGCTCCCCATCCATTTGAATAAGTAGTTTTATCTACACCAATATCTATTTGAAAAGCTGCCCCTGCAGCAGTTCCTGAAGTTGTAACAACACCCGGTGTACCAAGTCCTGTAACATTTATTTTAAAAACATTTGAACTAATTACTTCTTTAATTTCAAATTCATTTTGCATTTTTGCATTAGTAATATTTACTACATTAACTCCTGAAACAGATGAAAAAGTTACAAAGTCCCCTACACTTGCACCATTAGAAGTAGAAGTAACGGATACGTAAGTTGTACCTGATGTAAAATTAAATACTGCTGGAAGTGTAGTAGATAAAGGTGTGATATCGTAATATTTTGTACCGTAATATATATAAAGTTTTTTATCTGTACCAATAGCCGCAAGAGTTGCTCCGCCTAATGAAGTATAAACAAATAAACCTCTACCAACTCCAACTAAATTTGATCCAACCGGATCAGCCCATCCACCTAATTTTTCAGGGAATCCATAACGAAATCTAACGTTATCACAATCTGTCCATCCACCTTCTGCTCCGTATTGAGTGTCTTGTGTGTTAATCCCTGGTCTTGAAAATTGTAATTTTGTAATTGGCATAAGTTTTCATTATACCACCAAATACGTTGATTTATACTATTATCTTAAAGGCGGTATTCCTAACAGAGGTCTTTTATCATATAAATTAGAATCTGCAAACTGTCCATTTACATGGTTATAATGCAAGAAAACTTGCGCACAAATGTTCCCTTGAAACTCATCTCTCCAATGTTCTAATTCACAACCTGAATAAACTAACATATCCCCTGGCTCTAAATCTACTCTAATACCTGTTGGTGCATTTGGTTTCATTATATTTTTGTATTCATCTATTACATTATCACTACCTGTTGGATCTAAATAGATGGCCCAAGGATCTCCACCTAAATTTAATGTTGTAGATATCTCGCATGAAGGTCTATCTTTATGTCTTTTTAAAATAGAACCTTTCTCATATACACGTGCGTATGAGTATGTGGGTATTAAATTTAAATTAGTTTTTTCTTTCATAATAGGCATAACTTTCATTAATAATGTTTCCATAACAAAGTCTGCATAATGAGAATATACATTTGGAACTTGTGTATCTTTCCACGTTCCTAGAATAGATGTTTCCGCTACGAGATTATTGGAATACAGATAGTGGACCGCGTCTCTTTTAAGTAAAAAATAGTTAAATATAAAATTAGCAAGTTCATATGGAATTGCATTTTTAATTACTTGATATTTATTGGTTTGGAAGCTCATACAAACATTCCTTTCTGTAAAAAGTTAAATGATACAGATATCCTTATATCATTAGATCTATTAGGTTCAACACAATGATAAAGCCATGCTGGAAACATTATAAGTCTTCCGGCAACCGGTTCAAAATTAACTTCTCTCCATAAATAAGATGGAAGTTGACCTTCTTTTGTTTTTGGATGAACCATTGCTGCAACTGATTTAGGATCTTCTAATTTTAAATGACCACAGTTTTTAGGAGTCTTTACATAATAAACACCTGACCATAATGAGTTAGCATGCATATGCATTTTATTATATCCGTGTGGTGGATTAATATTGGCCCACATATTACCAAGAAAAGGTTCATTATCTAATAGCTCTTCTTTGTAAATATCTAATTGCGCTTGATAAAGTAAATCAACTAACATTTTATATTCAGGTCTTTTATGCATATCTGTTGTACTATGCCAACCGTTTACATTAGTTATAGTTATTCCTTTATCTTCATTAGACCAATCAATAATGTTTTTTTCTAATTGTGTATTAAATTCTGGCGTTCCAATATCTTTAACATAAATTGGAGTTGCAAAATAAAGTTCTCGGTTCATTTAAAAGGCGTGCCTCCAAACCACATCACAAGTGATTTTCTAATTCCTTTAGTAATTGGAATTACACGATGTCTTATATAACTTGCAAAGAAAATAGCTTGTCCTTGTTTTGGTCTTGCTATTTTTCCATCTGACATTAATTCAAGTCCACCACCTTCAAACTCAGACTCATGTGATAATAAACAAGTCATAGATATTTTACGAACGGGTGGTTCATTTTTACAATCTATATCTGAATCTATGTGCCAATCATAAAATCCACCTTCTGGATATTCTGTATATTGAGCAGGTTCTGTTATTTGCATTCCTTCAAATCCAAAATGATTACCATTAGTTTGTTTCATTACTTTTTCTAATGTCGCATACATTTCAGGCATTTTATTAAATGGAATCCAACTTATATGTGAAGTTCTAGTTTTAGTATCAATAGTTCCTTGAGCGCCACCGCCTACTTGACCTGCTTCTGGTGGTTGAGATCTACCTGCATTAATTATTAATTGACATTGTTCTGGTGTAAACAATGGAGTTGTTGTTTCAACTATTAAAGATTTCCAACGTGGTTCAGTTATTATCATGCTCCTCTATTTTCTATTGGGTTATATAATACATCGCAGTTAGCTGCCAATGTTCTTCTTGTGTCATTTGTTCCATTGAATGGATATACACAGTGTCTCATATCATATGGAAAAATATAAAAATCTCTAAGTTCCATTGGTGGCTGATAATCTTGTTTTGCAAATTGACCAGAAGAAGTACCTAATATTTGTAATCTTCCATTTTGTGGTATATGACTTGCTGAATATTCAACTCCATAAGTATTGGGTAGTTTTAAAACCATTACTGAAGATAAACCTGTAAATAAATCACCTTGATGAACATGAGCTGGATTGTATTCATGTGCTTTCATTTCATTAACCCAAACAGAGTTTAAATGAGTTTTATAATTATTAATTTTATTAAAATTTAAATAATGATGAAATGTTTCTATAAACCATTGTTTAATATTAAGAGGTAAATAATCATGTCTTTTTACTTTAGTCTCATCTTGACCATCATAAAATAAAGAATGTTCATCTTTAATTTTACCTATTAATTGTTTATTTGCTGGACTTAAATTATTAAAATTTTGTTCGTATATTTGATTAATAGATGTAAAAATATCTAATGGGACTTGATAACGTAAAATAGATTGTCCTAAAAATACAAATTCAAATTTCATTGTTTGGTTTGCCAATATTAGTAATGGCTTCTTTCTTTTCTAATGGTAATACACCTTCTTTATGAAGTCTATTTAAAGTTTCTAATTGAGATACCACATTAAATACTTCAGATTGAGAAGACCCTGGAGTTAAAGTTTTTGCTCTATTTTCAAGAATGTATTTATAAGCTTCACTTTGATGGGTATTAACATTTTTATCATCAAAAGTTCCATCATTGTATTCTAATTTTAATTTAGACCATTCATTAATTTCTCTCATTCTATCTTTTGCAACAAGTTCCATATTAGCTTTTGCATATAGTTTTTCATCTAATTCTACTTTAAGTAATTCTATTTCTAATTCATCTTTTTCAGTCTCTAGTTTTCTTTGTGTTTTTTTAATTTCAATATCATTTTTTCTATAATCAAAAGATAAACCCATTAAATTTTCAAAATGAACACTTTGTTCTTTAACACATTGCCAGTATTTAGATGCATTGTTAGGATGTTTAAAATCAGCAAGAACAGAAATACGCATTTCTGTGTTGGTTCTAAATATTTGTTTTTTAACCCAAGTATCTTTTAATTCAGAATTAAGTTCTTTAAATTTTTTAAAATCATTATCTTCTAAAATATTAGAAAGATAATCTACTTGTATTAATGGTTGTGCACCTTTTGTCATTCTTATCTCAATATAGTGATTTTTTATTAAATGTAAAGAGCTATGCTGTAGTTACCGTATAAGCAGTTACAGCAGGAACTGTCCATTTTTCTGTGGCAGCTGATACTGTTGGAGTTCCTCCACCAAACCCAAGAGCTGCTGATTGCGTTCCAGCACCTGCTAAAATAATTCTTGCTGTATTCATGGAATTAACACTATACCAAGAAGTACCATCAAATTTTTCTGTTGCTCCTGATACTGCTGGTGTTGGAACTAATCCACCAAAAGCTAATCCAGCTGTTTGTATACCTGCACCAGATAATTGATACCTAGCTGTATTCATTGAATTAATATTACTCCAAGTAGATCCATTCCAAGATTCTGTTGCACTTGATGCTGTAAGTGTAGGCGGAGCAGTTGTGTTTCCACCAAAAGCAATTGCTGCTGTTTGTGTCCCAACTCCAAATAAATCATACCTAGAAGTATTCAAAGTTGTGGGATTAGAAGTCCAAGTTGTACCATTAAATGATTCTGTAGCATTGACAAGAGCACCATTTGCAAATCCACCTGCTGCAATAGAAGCAGTTTGAATTCCAAAACCAGCCATACTTCTTCTTGCTGTATTTAATCCGGTTGGATTATTAGTCCAGTTAGTTCCATCATATTTTTCTGTTGCAGTTGTTGGTGGTGCCCCTGGGTTTCCACCAAAAGCTAAAGCTGAAGTTTGAGTACCTGATCCCCCTAATTGTGATCTTGATGTATTTAAACTTGTAGGATTAGAAGTCCAGTTTGTTCCATCATATTTTTCTGTTGCTCCTGTTATAGTTGGAGTTTGTCCACCAAAACCTAAAGTAGAGGTTTGAGTACCTACCCCTGCTAAACCAGTTCTTGCCGTAACCATATTATTTCCAGAGGCCCATGTTCCAATTGCAGATGAAACTTTTAAAGTTTTAGATGTAGAATTATACCAGATCTGACCATTTAATAATGGAGATGGATCTGATGTTAAATTTGGAATTGTAAATCCTTGTATATTTGTATAATCGCTCATAGTTATGCTGTTGTTATGGTTCTAGCAGTTAATGCAGTAAAAGTATCTGTCCATTTTTCCGTTAATGATGATGGAGTTGTATTTAAAGGACCAGTACCACCACCAAAAGCCAAAGCTGAAGTTTTTGTACCTGCTCCTCCTAATGAATTACCTCTTCCTGTATTTAATCCAGTTGGATTAGATGTCCAAGTTGTTCCATTAAATAATTCTGTTGCAGATATTGAAGGAAATCCTCCAAAAGCTAAACCTGCTGTTTGAGTACCTGCACCTGCTAAACCCGTTCTTGGTGTATTTAATCCAGTTGGATTAGATGTCCAAGTTGTACCATTAAATAATTCTGTAGCTGCTGTTGCAATTATAGTAGGTGCTCCCGTGCCACCTCCAAAAGCTAAAGCTGAAGTTTGAGTACCTGCTCCTGCTAAATAATTTCTTGCTGTGTTTAATCCAGTTGGATTTGAAGTCCAAGTTGTTCCATCATATTTTTCAGTAGCTGCTGATACAGCTGGACCTGGTACTAATCCACCAAAAGCTAAAGTTGCTGTTTGTGTACCTGCTCCTGGTAAAAAATTTCTTGTGGTGTTCATTGTATTCACTGTTGTCCAGTTAGTTCCATCATATTTTTCTGTTGCATTTGTTCTTGTTGCTGCTGGTGTTATCCCTCCTCCAAAAGCTAAAGCTGAAGTTTGAGTACCTGCTCCTCCAGAAGCTCTTCTTTGTGTGTTCATATTATTTACAGATGTCCAGTTAGTACCGTCATATTTTTCTGTTGCATTAAGTACATTTCCTGTTGTAGGTGATGAGCTTGTATTAGAACCTCCAAAAGCCAAAGCAGCTGTTTGCGTACCCGCTCCTGCTAATTGTACTCTAGATGAGTTTAAATTATTTCCAATTGCCCAAGCTGCCGCTGTTGTGACAGGAAGTGTAACTTTTCCAACATCAGTTGCAGTGTTATACCAAACTTGTCCTTCTAATAATGGAGATGGATCTGATGCTAAAGACTGAGTTCTAA